TCATCGCGCTTTTCTCTGTAGTCTTTAAAAATTTTGCACAAACCTTTTAAATTTTTTACTTCTGACTGCGGTACTCGCTTGGACTGCATCCAACATATTTCGTAAAAACGCTGGTAAAATAAGCCGCGTCCTCAAAGCCCACCATCTGAGCGATTTCGTATACCTTATATTCAGGATTCCCTAAAAGAAGCTTAGCCTGGTCAATGCGGGCCCGGTTAATGGCCTCGGTAATGGTAATCCCCGTTTTATTTCGGAACAAGCGGCTCACATACGCCGAGCTGATGTGTATCTGATCCGCGATATCCTGTAACGTAATATTGCTTTGATAATTTGCGCTGATATAGCGGCTGATCTGGTCCACCAGATCATGCTTCTCTAATCTGCCGCTGATCACCTGGTTGGTTTCGTCGATCATTTCCCGGCACACCTGAAACAGCGAATATAGTGTCGTGCTTTGGCTGATCCTCAGATAAAACCTGCTTTCCATGTCCTCGGCCGTATCACTGACATAAATTTCTCCGAACCTTCTGAATACCGCCGAGCACAAGTTGATCATTTTGATTTTTGCTTTGTGCAGCGGATAGCGAATATCCGTAATCTCCTGTTTCATCTGCTCCAACAGCTCTTTTGCCGCATTCGGATTCTTGTCAAACAGGGCGTCTGTGATTTTCGTCCCATATTCGTTCAAGTGGGAGGCGCCGGATGACTCTGACTCTTCCACATATAAAATAATTTCATTGCCGGAATCCGCGGCCCGCGAGAGAGCCATAGCCGCTTCATGAAATGTCCGGGACAATTCGGTAACGTCATGAATAATTGTGCTGACGCCGAATTTAATATTAATCCCCATTAGCTCATCCACCAAGCGCAGGATTTCCCCGCACATGGTAGTAACATCCCGAAGGGCAAGCCCTGTTTCCTTGGGTTCACTGATAATCAGCGACATACCAGAGGAGTGGACATTGACAATATGATAATCGTGCTTGTTTTCGATAATATCGAGAAAATTTTTCAGCATCTGCACAATTGCCTGCAAATCCCACTTTTTGTCTAATAAAGCTACCTCACAGCTGCAAACGCAGTAGCTTCTGTCGTTCAGTCCATAGCGTTCAATGTCCTCCGGGGCATTCAGCGCCTTAGACAACAACAGCGACTCTAAAACGTACCCTTGAATATTTTGGTACTCCCTCTCGCTGATTTGCTCCTTTTCCCGTTCTTTCTTTTCTGTCTCATACTGCCACACCGCTTTTTTCACCGCCTTTGGAAGATCGGTGATAATGTCGTTTTTCACAACAAAGTCCACAGCGCCATAGCGCAGAGCCTTTCTCGCAAATTCAAAATCCGTATAAGCGGTTACCAGGATCATTTTTAAACCTTTGTGTTTTTTATCGATTTCTTCCATCAGCTCTATCCCGCTGAGCTTTGGCATTTTTATGTCAGTTATGACAATGTCCGCTGTGTTTTTCTCTAAATACTTCAGCACCTGAAGGCCGTCGGTGCATTCCTGGACGATCTCACAGTTCAGTTTGTCCCAATCAATTAAATACACAATACCCTTCCGAATAACATCCTCGTCATCCGCCACAATCACTTTATACTTCATCTGATTCTCCTTTCCGATCCAGAGGAATGACAATTTCCACAACCGTTCCCTCTCCCGGAGCGCTGTGAATCCTCAGTCCATACGCCTCCCCATAAAGCAGCGTCAAGCGGTTATGAGTATTTTTCAGTCCTACCTTTTCCCTGGTTCCTTCCAGTGATACTTCCCCGCCGCTTAAATCCAGCTGCTTGGTGTCAAAGCCGCGGCCATTGTCCGCAATCCTAATCTTCAGGCATTTCTCCTCCTTTGTGATCGTCAGTTCAACGCAAACCCTTTCTATATCGCCTTCCATTCCATGAAGCACAGAATTTTCCACAATCGGTTCAATGGTGAGCCTGGGAATACGAACTCTTTCTAAGCCGGGTTCCATAGAGATATGATAATCGAGCCGGTCCTGGTACCTCTGCTTTTGCAGATATAGGTAAAACTCCGCGTATTGCACCTCCTCTGACAACGAGGTCATCATACTTTTTCCCGAATACAGGCTGGCCCGGAGCAAACCGGAAAGAGAAGCCAGCATCTGATAAACAGTCTCATCTCCGCACATTTTCGCTTTGATTTGAACTGTGGAAAGGACATTAAACAGAAAATGGGGGTTCATCTGCTGCTGGATAAACTCCAGTTCCATTTCCTGGCGCATAATCTTTGCTTTATAAGTATCGTTAATCAAAGTTTTCATTGCGGCGGTCATGTCATTAAAATACATACCCAACGCGTCTACGGCGCTGTTGCTGTAGTGAGGCATCTTTACATCATAATTTTTCTTTTTCACCTCATTCATACAAATTACCAGGTCTTTAATAAACGAGGTGCTTTTAAACGATACAATATATCCCACCGCCAAAAGCACTATACATAAGATACCTGCGATAACGAACAAAAAGGGAGTTCCCTCCAGGGTTTGGTCAATAATTACCTGCTCGGGAACCACATTGAGCAGTGTAAGGCTGTTAGAGGATAACGGTTTTGAAAAATACAGGTAATTTTTTCCGTCCCGCCTGAAATTACCGTTGCTTCCGCTTTTGATCTCCTGGAAAATGTCCTCCTCAAATTTTTCACCTACCTGGTCCCGCTCGGAAGAGGAGAAAATATAACCCTCCTCATCCAAAAGATAAGTAGAATTCCCCTCTCCGCCATAGTAGCGGGAATAATCCTGGTACAAAGCCTTTTCATTGGTCGCGATTACAATCGACAGAGAATCCGGAGAATTGAAGTCCCGCTGCATACGGCGCACATGGAAAATCTGGTTATTATCTACCACAGGTGGAATATCGCCAATAAACTGCTGCTCCTGATTTTCTTTCAATATCTGGTTTGCGCTGACAGCCGATTGATAAATGGTATTCGGCGTTATCTGGTTTGCTGAAACATAAAGCAGGGGATCATCGTTGAGCAGAATACAAATATAGCTGATATAATTAGTTTTCCACGCATTGCTATAGGTAAGCACATGATTAGTCTCGTTTTTTAAGTTATTGATATTCGTATAATAAGCGGAGCTGTCGTCGTCAAACAGCCTCGTGTTATTAATCCAATGGCCAACGGTTCCTCCAGTAGCTACCGCCAATCCAGTATTCGTAATGAAAGAAAAGGACTGATCAATATTCTGCACGGTTTTATCGGTATAAATCTGCATTTTCTCATAGGTATTTTCATATGCCTTGGAATACATCACCATCACTAAATATCCGCCAATGACCAGCATGGAAAGCAGCGTAAAGCACACACAAATGATCACAACCCGATTGTGTACCGGAGCTTGTCTTAGCAAGGAATCAAAAGACTTTTTCATTTTAAGATCACCTTTGTCATGTTATTGTTAAAATAAGCCTGCCGCCACAAGACAAACCTATTGATCATTAAGCTTTCATCTTGACTACTGTGCCAGTTGATTCATTCCTCGATAAGCACAGCTTAGACATTTGATTTGATCAAAAAACGCGGTTTTTACAGCACCCCTTCAATACGACAAATGCCGGCATCTAATAACCCCATTTAAATTTAATCGGATTGCAGATTCTCAAAATTCAAACCTTTTGGGATTGATATTTTTAAGGAATTTTAAGCAATATTTTGCCTGTTCGGGCAAGGTATTGCTTTTTTATAGCTATTTTTAAACGTCCACAAAAGTTTACAATAAAAGCCGCAAAAACCGTTCTCCGCGTTATTATATTTGGGGTAATGAACCGCTTTTTCACATTCCTTATGATAATTCTATTATCAGTTATATAAATTATTATAGAAACAAAAAAACTAGGATTTAAGCCATTTTAGGGGTAGTATGTAGGAATAATCCATGAATAAACCAATCGTCTACACATCTTTTTACGCTTTTTTACTCTTTTCTTCAGGTGCTTCAGCGCTTGTCTTATTGTACTTTACGGAACTAATTCCAAGCAGAACACCAAGGAAAGTATCGACTGCTGTAATCGTCCCCACAATCTGTTCTCCGTACGGAAGACCCCATATTCCAGCCAGTGCAAAATATAAAGTTCCAAGTGCCGGAAGCAAATACATTGCGATCCATTTCAAGATATCATATGTCTTATTAGTTATCTTCATTATCTCATTCCTCCTTGTGACTTATCATGTCGGTAGGGAGAGCATACACTTTTTTTAATTGTGCGTCCATGTCTCCGTTCCATCCATGGGACTTATAGTTTGAATACATTTCATCGATAAATCGACGTTCTGCTGAAGTCGCATATCTCTTGTTTAATAATCGTTCGATTTCCTCTGACATTCTCGCATATGAAAGAAGTCGAATGGTTTCCAGACTTGCTTTGACTTCAGCAAATAAAGATTCCCATTCGGCCTTGCTTTCTTTCTCTTGCCGATCTCGTCGATTAAAAAACCGTTTTACAAAAAATAAAACAACGCCATTCATTCCGAGTACCGAAAGAATGGAAATCACAAATTCCATTTTTCTGATTCAAACCTTTCTTAACTATTATAAGGTACCCTCAACCCAAGTTCCGTTTTTGACACCATATGGGATGCAATTAACCCATTTTCCATCCACAACAGCATATACTTCATAAGCGGCCCATGCACCGTTTGATAGAAAATGAATGCCATGTGACATTTTTATTATTTCGTTGGAGTATGCGCTATCTGTATAGTTATGTTGACCGGACGGATAGGAGATATTGCTGCCGTGTACACGAACAAAAAACTTATAAGTGCTTCCGTTAGTTCCTTCTTCCCATGTAAAACTTAAAGCACTTCCACGCTGAACAGTTGCTATTCGAACAGCCGATTTATAAGAAGTAGTTCCCTTTGCTTTCTCAGCAGCATATACTTCATATTTGGTGGCTTTATTATAACTGTTTTCCGTTGCAGCGCTCCATGATATTTTAACTTCTCGAAATTTACCACTGGAAGGATCTAGTTTTATATTCCCCATTTTGGGTGCTGTGGGGTATATTGTAACGGCTGAAAACTCTACATAGGAAGAGTTGCTATATGTCCCCGTAGTTCGAATCCTATATTGCACTTTTCCCGGTTTGGATGCAGGTTGATGGGTATATGTTGTGGAAGTAACATTAATGCTTCCAGTCCAGCCTCCCCATGCATTATTTGAATATGTTCGATATTGTATGTTGTACCCCTTTACCGGATTATTTGTACCCGCTTTTCCGGCAGTCCAAGTCATTTTGATTTTGCCGCCAAAAAAGACCCATGAAACATTGTTTTTCAGATTCGTAGGTTTGGAGGGGGCAGTACGATAAGGAGTAATCGCGGGAATAGTCGCCGACTTGTTTGAAAAAGCACCAGAAGTAAAATAATCCGATGTCATCGACATTGTGACTTTTTGCGCTGCTCCGCTCGAATTCGAAATAGTAATGGAGACTGATACGGTTTTTGTCTGACCGGCAGACATTTCCAACGTGCTATTTGCATTTTTAAATGTCGCCGTGGCGGACTTTCCACCTAATGTAGCTTTAAAAGTCATCGCACAGCCGGTTCCCTTTCCGAGCCAGCCGCTAGTATTTGAAGTACCAGCATGATTTGTAAATCGGCCTCGTGCCTCAATTTTATAAGTAACGTTAGCACCGGATCGGGTAGCTGTGTAATATATGTCATAGGTTAAAAAAGGCGAATCATTAGATGCATTCTGTGGCTTAATAGTTAATAATTTTGTAGCCATGTTATCACTCCGTTACTGGTTTTAACCATAGCATGTTTTCTTTTATAGATGGAGTAGATGATGATATAATCACACCAATGGATTTCTGAACACGCTCTTTATCCTCATTAGTATAGTCATTAGTCGAAAGCCCTTTTCCGGCTTCTGAATCCTGTTTTCCGTTAATTAAATTTAAAAGATTCCCAGCCGTATCACCATCTAAGGCTCCTTGTATTTCACCAAACCATGTAGTAAATTGCGCTTTCTTTTCCCCCATCCATTCTTCGCACTCTTGTTGTTCTTCATTAACCCATGTATCCCATTGGGCCTGCCATTGTGCCACAATATTATCGATATCTTGTACTTGCAAGATACCTGTAACGTAAGGGCAAGCGCTAGTCCCAATCATATTTGTAATATCTCCTTGGGCAATTGATTCGGAATCTGCCTTTCTAAAAATATAAGCCAACGGATACTGATGCACTTTCTCGCTATTCGTAAGAGTCGGTCTTGATGGAGAACTCCCTGCTACACCCTTAATAATTTTTATTTGACCTTCCCGGACAGAATCCGTATGATTAATTTCAATTACCACTGCATCAATACGATCAAGCAATACTTCTGAGTCATCGGCTGTCAAGGGGAGCACAGCATCGTTATAAACCCAAGCACTATTAAACCATGCTCTTCCTATTCCCACCGTGATAGAGTTGCCTGTATTTGCTTTAACACTAAACGCTGTTCCAATATTTGCAAAAACCCCATCGTTAATAATGCCGTTAAATATGGATGACATTTGCTCGGCGTTATATTTTCTATCGCCGTTGAGCGAATTGAAAAAACCACTAGTTACACTCATTCTTCATTTTCCTCCTCCGTTATAGTTTTAAAAGTTGGATATACAGATTTTCCATTCTCGTCCTCCGAAGACACAACTTCTAAAATACGAACAGTGCTTTCATGACCATATTCATTAGCAATTTGAACGATATCGCCCATAAAAAAATCCTCGCCATATCTGAACATTATGTTTGTTTCTATTTGACCTTCGAATGAGGTTATATCTCGATTTTCAGCTAATTTCTCGTTTCCTCTTTGTTTTAATTGAGCAGTATATTCAGATTCAGTAAGAGTGGTATCGTCTCCTACGTTTGATGAAATATCTCTTGCATCTGTAAAAAGTTCTCTTCGTTCTAGGCCAGAAGAGTTACCAACAGCAGCGTATTTTCGATCCGACCCTTCGCCTTCTCCTCCAACAAGAGATACATTTTTTAGCGCTGCTTTTGACTCAATGTAATTACTATTCATTAGATTTTCAAATTTTTGGGAAAAAACAACATATGGATTCTCAGTTTGGGCATAAGACCTGTCGGCACCAGAGTATAATTGAAAAACAAATTGCTTTGAATCATTCAAAGTAATTTTAAATCCGATCCCGTGTTCTTTGCACATATTACAAATTACATCGTACAGATTATCTCCAGTATATTGAGCATCTATAGACAACTTTGTAATTAATGGGTCCTCCGAGGGTTCAAAGACAAAATTGTCTATTTTACGATTGATGTCAGAAGGCGAAATCATAGCTTCATTAAGAAGCGTTTTGATGCCATTTTGAAGGTTTCCGCTTATAGTTTTTTGGCCCCAAATAATTCTTCTATCTAAAATAGATTCAAGCGAACGCCCACTAACTGTTATATGGTTTCCGTCTTCAACATCCGAACTGATAAGTAATTTTTCTATAATCATAACGTGCTCAGAGTACCGATTTTGCAAGAAATGATCTTGGCGGATATAATCTAGAAGACTATTGTTCATTGGCAAATATAATTCAAAATCACCACATTCTTGATAGCGATCTGTCCAAATACAAGACTCATAAACATCTACAATTTGGATAGCGTTTAGATTTTTATCCAAAACAGCCAATTCCATTATTATACCCCCTCATAGATGATCTTGTTCTCGATTTTAAACTGTAGATTACTATTTCCTGAATCAGCAGTATAGGCGAAAATATTGTCGCCTTTTGATAACTGAAACCAATCAGCGTCCTTTGACAAGCAGTTGAGAATGTTAATCGTATTTCCTTCTCGGAGCAACGTAATCGATTTTTTGCCTTTCACTGTACAGATGATAATATCGTCTCCAGCTTTTATGCCATTTCCGGTAAATTCAGCTATTTTATCAGTATCGATACGCATAGATTCTCTCGTCTCAGTATTATGAATAGTAATGCCGCTCGCTTCCCCTACTGCATGAATAGTAATGGTTATACCTACTTCTGAATCTCCATTATAAAATATGTTCTTTGAAGTTTGATTAAGAATTACTCCAAAGTTCATCATCTTATCGATAAGGGATTCGTTGCTAAAAGGAAACTCAAAAGCAGGTTCGATCCCGCTAAAGACTGTGAGATTTACAGAATCTTTCCCAGCTAAATAAAAAAATGGATCGGGGCAAACAATAGAAATAGATGTTCCTTCATCCTTGCTGAATATTTCAGGGTCATTAGACTCTACATATCCATTTATTTCTGCTAGGCGATTCTCTGTTTCGAACAATAATGTAAGCGGCTTTTTTATCGGAAAATATTTATACGAAAGCTGACGTACACTTTCTATGGAATCTTTCCATAGAAATCTAAGTGTTATCACAATATTTCGACTAGAAAGACGTGCAGAGGTAAAAAGAGAACCATCCGTAGTGGATATATCTGTTTTATTGATTTCTGCTTTTCCCGGCCCTAACCCAGTGATGCTTGTTACTGCGAAACCAGTTTCATCGGGTCGCGACAGACTAAGTTTCAGAACGTCTCCTACATAGTTGGTCACAGTAATCGTTTTAATCATGACCCCACTCTCCTTTTCTCCTTCCAAAAATACTTAATGGGGGAGCGGTTAAAAAACCAGACTCCCCCTATCAAGCTTAGCCTCTATCGCTTAAATAATCGGTAAAAATCCATAAAACAAATCATGTTCCAATTAATCCTTTCCAGGCCGAAAACTGATTCTTGGTCTGCCTATAAAGTTCAATTCTCGACAGAGCTTTAGGCGAATAATTATTCTGCACAAAAGAGTAGGAGTTTCCTAACGCTCCAGCAATCCCCTCATTTTGAACAGAATCCGATATGTTACGGTTCATCGACGCGCTGATCGTATGCGCCTGATTCTTGCTGAGAATGGCCGACAAATTAGTGATACCGGATCTGACATCAGAAAGATCAAGAACTGGACGAATAGTCGGCCTCAACTCCATGTCGCCGTCAACAAACTCTCTCACCTTGGAAACCGCCTTATTCAAACCATTTTTTGCAGATGAGGCTATTTCGGTGCCAGCTTTATAAGACTGTTTGGCATAGTCAAAAATCGCATTTACAAACCCTAGACCAAAGAAACCGCCAATCCGTCCGCCGACCCTGGACGGAGAATTGATATCAAGTTCTTCCTCCGCTGCATCGGCAGCAGCGCCTGCCATCGACTTCGCTTTTGCTTCAGCCAAATATGTATATTGGCTGATACCATTTGCAAAGCCTTCGACGAGATACTTACCAGCGTTATAGAAATTGTTATAACGGTTTCTTACTTCTGTCACACAACTATTTACCGCCTGAATGAAAGAATCCTTCGCTGACTGTTTCTTAGAGTTTGCACCAGTGGTAAACTGTGTCATGATGGTCTGGCCTACAGATTTAAATTCACCAGTTTTACTCCTAACCGCATTCAAACAGTTGGTAATAATGGCAACAAAGGCATTACGAGTTGAAGTCCCTTTCCCCTTAGCCCCGGAAATAAAGTTTACCATCATGGCGCTACCAATCGAAGCAAATTTATTCTGCTGGCTCGAAAGTGCAGCTACGACACCGCTAGCGACTGATGTAAATGTTGAATTCACCTCAGATTTTTTGGCATTTACACTACTGACAAAAGTAGTAATCATAGTATTAGCCGCGGAATTGACCCTGGAGTTAGCATTTGAAAAAGCATTAATGAACCCGTCTATTCCGGCATTGCCGAGATCAGTAAGATTCTGAGCGAATCGAGACATACCACTTGTGTCAACATCGGTAATCCCTTTTGCCAAGTCCACAAGATTTCGAAATTGATATACTATGCCATTAAGCTTTGATACATCAACATTACGAACACTTGCGTAATAAGACGCAAAGGATTGACCGAAGGAAACAAGTTGACTGCCAAAAGAAGCAATGTCATTGTCACCCGTAAACCAACTTACAACACCACCTGTATTTGGCAAATTGTTCGACAATTCGACCAGAGCTTTTGCCGCATTTGCCGAGTTGACGACGACATTCGCATCCAAACCTGTAACAGATAACGAATAGTCCTTCATCGCTTTTCCAAAAGGAACCAGTTGCTCCCCAAATAAATCAAGATCATTTTCCCCGGTAAAGAATCCAACAACACCGCCAGTATTAGGTACCGTATTCGCCAATTCAACTAATGCCTTGCCAGCAGTAACAGAATTGGTAATAACGTCTGTCTGCAATCCTGTAACAGCAAAAGAGAATTCTTTCATAGCTCGACCAAATGGAATCAACTGTTCTCCAAACACATCCATATCATTTTCGCCAGTAAAGAATCCAACAACACCGCCGCTGTTCGGAATAGTGGATGCCATCTCCGCCATCGCTTTACCAGCTGTAGCTGCCTCTGTAATAACCCCGGCATCTAATCCTGTTACCTCAGCGGCAAAAGCTTTCATAGCCCGACCAAATGGAATCAACTGTTCTCCAAAAGCGTTCATGTCATTTTCACCAGTAAAGAAACCGACAACGCCTCCACTATTCGGAAGAGTAGCAGCCATTTCAGCCAAAGTCTTACCAGCAATAGCGGCATTAGATACGGTTTCACCATCGAGTCCGCTTACTTCAGCCGAGAAAGCTTTCATGGCGGAGCCGAATGGAACGAGTTCGGAGGCGAAGCTGGATAAAGAACTTCCGCCAGTAAGCCATGACGTTAATCCTTCCAAAATATTTGCCGCAGTAAGAATAAGAATGGTTTCAGCAAGAGCTTTTACGCCATCCATCATAGCGGGGTCAATGCTCGCCGCACCGTCAAGAAATGGTTGAACATTTTTCATAAAAGCCGACAAATCAGAACCAATTTGAGGGAATTGGCTCGATACACCGCTCATAAATCCGCCAACAATACCACCTATGAACTTGCCGATTGCTGTACCAATTCCTTGCAGCAAATTGCCGCCTTCATTGATAAGCCAGTCAAGCCCTGGAATTTGGGCCAGTGCACCGATAGCAGCAAGAACCAGAGCGAGTTCTGCAATAACCACGCCAATACCTAAAACGCCGGCCATAGCCCCTGGAACCAAGCCTGCGACAGCGCTAAGCGCTGCCATAATACCGGCCAAAAGGCCAACTCCAACTATACCTTGCAGTAACGTTTCAGTGTCAATCCCTTTCAGTGCTTCTACGATGCCGGCAAAGAATGCCATAAGCACATCAATTGCGGCTTTAATCAGTCCAGGGAGATTTCGAGCAATCCCCTCCAGCACACCAATCAGGAACTGGAACAGAGAATCGACAATTTGAGGCGTGTACTGCACCAACGCCTCAAGGACACCGGCAAGAAGCTTCAACGCCCCATCCGCAATGGTCGGCACACACTCGACAAGAACGTCGACTAACGTTAGCACAAGTTCTTTAATTGCTTCTCCGATAGGCCCCACACTATTCGCGATGACTTCGCAGAAGGCAACGATTGCTTCACCGATCTTTATAGCAATGGCAGGAATAAGTTCAGCAATTCCCGTGATAATAATGGTTAGCGATGCTGCAACAGCAGTGGCCCCTGCCGTACCAGCCGCAGCGAGAGCTGAGAAACCGACAGCCATCGCAGAAAGGCCGACTCCAGCAGCCAACAGCCCAGCGCCAATCCCGAGAACAGCCACGCCAAGCAAAGCGATAGCCCCACTAAGCCCAAGAATAGTTGGCACAAGTGGGGTAAGAACCGCACCAGCGACACCAATGACCGCAAAAGCACCGGCAAGAGCGACGAGGCCCTTAGTAATAGCTTCCCAACTCATAGCGCCAAGAATACTGAGAACTGGAGTAAGTACTAACAACGCGGAAGCAGCTACCAACATAGCGGCAGAACCAGGCAATGTACCTGTCATAGCGTTTAAACCGATGACAAGAACAGTCATAGCTCCAGCTATTCCAACAAGACCTTTTGTTAGTCCTTCAGTATCTAATCCGCCAATTACTTTTAGTGATCCAGCCAATAACAACAAAGCGCTTGCTGCAATTAGCAAAGAACCGGAACCTTCCGATGAATACTTAAGTTTATTCAAACCGATAACAAGTACCGCCATAGAAGCACTAATTCCGATAAGACCTTTTGCCAATCCAGCTAAATCCATACCACCAATTTGTTTTAGAGCTTGTGCAAGAATAAGAAGAGAAGAAGCTGCAATCAGCATTTGTCCGGCACCTTTAATCATGGTATCGCCATTTGTTTTCATCGTTTTAGAGAACAACGCTAGAGTTAAGGCTAATGAGCCGAGACCTGCCATACTTTTAATTAAATCTTCCCAACTTAATCGAGCAAGATCTTCGCAAACAGATGCTAAAATTTTGATTGCTGTACCCATAACAACCATCTGAGTAGCGCCCTGCATAAAGGTTTTTCCATCGGTAGACATTGTCTTGGCAATGACTTTTATTATTTCAACAATGCCTACTAAACCCGCTAAGCCTTTAGTAAGCTCTTCCCAAGTCAAAGCAGCAAGTTCCTCACATACGGAAGCTAGAATTTTAATAGCAGCCGCAAATATAACTATTTGAGCAGCGCCTTTAATAATGGTAGAATCATCAGAGCTCATAGCTTTTGCCATAGCAACTACAATAGTAGTCAATCCAGCAATACCAGTAAGTCCAGTCGCAAGTTGACCAATATCCAAACCACTAATTTGCTTAAGAGCGGAAGCAAGGATCAGAACTGACATCGACATTCCCAGCATGGCAGTAGTGCTCTTAACGACGCCGGTTGTTTGCCCGCTTATTTTATTAAAAATAGCCATCGAGGACATCAAATCGGCAAACAGCACTGTGATAGCTCCGAGAGATTTCGAAAGTTTATCGCTGTCAATTAACGCAAGCGTCACCAAAGAAGCAACAAGAATCGCAATAGCTCCAGCAATTTTTAGCAAAGCGCCAGCCTTCAGCTGTGTTTGATAAGCTTCGAAACAACCCCTCACGCTGTCAAGGATACCAATAAGAGAATCTTTGATGCTGCCAAGAGAATCGATCTGTTCTTTAAATGTACCCACAAATTTAGTGATGCCAACCGCGATTGCGCCGAACGAAATACCATTAAACAGATCGATGATTCCATTGAAATTCGCATTGCCAAGACTTTCTGTTAAAGTAGAACCCACCTTGCCTAACGCTTTAGAAATTCCGCTTCCGATTCTCTTTACAGCATCCCAGATAGCTTGAAGAAGCTGCATAAACTGACAATTTTCAAGCGCTTTTCCCATGGCGTCAAATGCAGATGCCACTCCTATTTCCATTCCCCCGACAGCGTCACCTATCTGGGACATACGGGCCTGAACTCTTTCCAAAAAAGCATGAAATATTTCAAACCCGGGGAACACAAATTTTTCGGCAATAAGATTAATGAAATCACGAATACCAACCGCAACGGTTTTGATAACACTCGCAATCGTTTTAATAACATTTACAATTGTTCCAAATATCTTATTAAACACATCACTCTGCTTAATGAGTTTATTAAGCTCGACCAGCCATTCTCCAAAAGACCCTGTTAGTTCAAGAACACCAGAGCCGAGACTTCCCACGCCCCCAAGCAAAGAACCGACAGCGTTGAATACCGCCATTACAACCTGACGAATAATATCCAATACTGCAAACAAACCTTT